TATGGGTATCAGACATGCATGTGTTTGGTGCGCATGGTGATACTGCTGGTTTTAATCTAATGGCTGATGTAAATAATCTTGTTAGAAAATACAATATTATTAATCTTAAAAATATAGAAGAAGTAAAGGAGCATGGACTTAAATTGAACATGTGATACAGTAGGAAGGAACATAAGTAACTCGCAAGAGTGCAGAGTCCCTTTCCTCTGTCAAGCTTATACTCGGAAGTGGAATAGAGTCGTAAGAGAGCTACGAACAAGGTTTCAAATGATGTCAACAATCATCCTATAGTGAACACCACTTCACTTCCTATACCTAAAGAAGCAGGGTCTGCAGACGGAGATACGAGTGCGCCCCTAAGGTGCGCGAAGTATCGAGGGAATGCAGAAGCAGGCTTCTTAAATTAAATACCCATATAAAAATATATATGAGTATAATGAATACTATGAAAGATATAGATAAACTGCTGTCAGAAGCAGAAACAGGTAAAATCAGTAAGATACTAGATAGAATCACAGAAGACGCTAAACCTTTTTGGTTAGGCTGTGAAGAACGTGTACTTGCTGGACGCGAATTAAAACCATACGTTGTTTCAAGATTATTGAGAGAACATTTTGGTATTAAAATAAGTGAATCTGCAGTACGGAATCACTTTTTAAACTTGGTAAAAGATGCCAACTAATAAAGATATAGACGAACTGTTTGCAGAAGCTGAATCAGTTAAGATACAACAACTTAAAGCAGACAATCTTCGTCTATTAAAACAGTTAGATAAAGCTAAAAATAAAAAAGCCGACCTAATTGAAGCTTTATTAGAAGCAGTACATACCAATTTAAGGACATGGGATAAACCTATAATACCTAAACCTACGGTATCTAAAAGAAAAAAAGATGACGAGATTGCTGTAGCTATACTATCAGACGTACAACTTGCAAAAGTAACTCCTGATTATAGCACAGAAGTAGCTGAGGCAAGGGTTGTTGAGTACGCTAATAAGATAGTATCCTTGACAAACCTCCAGCGTCACGCGCACAACGTAAAAAAGTGCGCGGTACTTGTTGCAGGAGATATTGTAGAAGGTGAGCTTATATTCCCAGGTCAATCACACTTAATAGATGCAAGTCTATATAACCAAGTGACAGTAGATGGTCCTAGAATCTTGACAAAGTTCTTTGACATATTACTTGCTAACTTTGAAGAAGTAGATGTTACTTGGGTAATTGGTAACCATGGAAGTCTAGGCGGTAGAGCTAGAAAAGACTATCATCCAGACAGTAATAGCGACAGAATGCTAGGTAAAATCATGCAAATGGTGTACGAAAAAGATAAAAGAATATCTTTTAAGATACCTACAGGTGATGAGCATTGGTTTGGTATTGCAGACCTAGGAAAGAATTGCAAGTTCTTTGTATGGCATGGTGATAACGTAAGAGGTCATGGAGGCTTTCCTTGGTATGGTTTCGGTAAAAAACTACTAGGTTGGAAAGCATTAGCAGCAGCTAAATTAATGCCAGACTTTGATTACGCAGTAGCTGGACACTTCCATACACCTACAACTATGTACGTAAATGACATACGTTTATGGGTTAATGGTAGTACTGAAAGCTACAATACCTACGCACAAGAACAGTTAGCTAGTATGGGAAGACCGTGCCAGTACTTACTGTTTGCTAAGCCAGGTCAAGGCGTAACAGCTGAATACCTTGTAAATTTAGAAGATGCGTGAGTATAATAAGTATATGACTAACTTAATTGTCAAGTCTAAATGGAAGTTAACGAGTATAGAATACTCTGGTTTAGGTGATAGACCACAAGTAATACTTGCTAACGACCAAGGTGATGTAAAGTTAATACCTTTAGAAAGAGGTGTAACTAATATTGCAGCATTAGTAGACTTGAATACAGCAGAGGAAGAATAAATCCGTACGTTTCTTTCCTTTACGTAAGAAACGTACTTTATAGAAAGGAATGTTATATGAATAACGTTGACTTGTTGTCCCCATTTCCACAGGAGCTAGTTAAAAAAGCACCTGCTGGGAAGTTTGGTGACTACGTACCACACGCTAACTATGTAGAAAGACTACGTGATAGTGGTGTGACATACTCCTGGTCATGTGAACCAATATACGGTACACACAATGGAGAAAAACGCATTGTCGGTGCTAAAGGAACTATAACCATAGAAGGTATGGGTAGTTACGATGGTTTCGGTGATGTTGATACCTTTAAGCTAGGCAATGCCAAGTTTAATGATGGTAACAATCTAAAAGATGCAGAGTCTGATGCATTCAAACGTGCATGCATGAGGTTCGGTCTAGGTGTAGAGCTATGGTCTGGTAGTAAACAGACTGAAGAAGAGGCTACATCTATTGCACCTGATGGTTACACTCAGGAGCAAGCAGACAAAGATGCAATGGTAGAAGTTACTAAAGTAGATATGCGTAGAAAAGAAAACAAAATATCAACTGAAGATAAAGCTGCACATGATGCAATCATGGACAGTATTTTAAATACAACAGAAGGAGAATAACTATGGAAACATATACAGTAGGTCAAGTATTAAATACTTTACCTACACCAGCAAGACATAAAACAATTAATCGTAATTTATTTGAAGATGAATACAAAAATAAATTAGATGCTGTACCTAATCAATGGATAGTAATAGATACTGTTGATTTGACTAGTATAAAAATAGCAAGTCCAGAATATAAAAAAGCAATTGGTAAATATTATCACAGACGTAAAGCCTGGGCTAACAGATACACTGATTATGAATTTCAATGTATAAGAACACAAACACAATTCATTATGCTTGGTAAAAGAGTTATTAATTCTGTGTCAATATGAGTCAGGATGTAACCTTTATATTAGAGACAGTGCAAGGTATGACTGCTAATGTAGAATCAACAGAGACTCTTAACAAGATACTCGGTTCTGCAAATCAGTATGCACAACTAAAGAAGTTACCTGCAGACAAAACAACATGGACAGATGAACAGCTAGATATGTATTTTAATTACATAGAAAAGCTTGTCGATATGCCTACTGTTGTTACTCAAGAATCTTTTGACAGTATGTCAATAGAAGAAAAGCTTGATGCTGTAGGACTTGAAGTAAACGACAGCACAGAGCCAGGTGTACAACCAGTTGGTGACATGCTAGAAGGAGTTGTTAAAAAGATGGAACAACAAAATAAATATCGTGACGACCTTAAATGTCCATTTTGTGGACAGATGGTATACGATAATCGTAATAGTAAACGGTCAGAGAAAAGTCCAGACTTTACCTGCAGCACTAATGACCCCGTAATATGCGGAGGACATAGTGGTAAATGGCGTAAGTCATGGTGGTTAGATAACTCAGACCTACCTAAAGAATGGAACTTAGATGGAGAATCAGTATGATACCTAGTGCATTTAGGGGAGTACTTGTACCCTCTTATATTAAAAGTAAAACACAGTTAATAGCATGGGCATTAGAAGAGTTTATGGACTCTGACCCTATAACTAACTGGGAGTTTGTAAGAGAGTTGTACTGCCATAGATTTGGTGGGATACTATTTAACTTAAGAGCAGAAGGTTATGAAATAACTACACTGCCAACTAAAACTAAGGGACTTGTCAGTTACTACTGCACTAAAGTACCTTCCAGAACTACCATTAGCTAATGATAGAATTTGTTTTAGCAGCGTGTCTGTGGGTAACAGCACCGACACCTGTTGAAATGACTGAGTATCGTGAGTGCCAAGAAACAAACTATATGGTGTACTTTGTTAAGAAATGGTTACCTACGATAGAACGTTATTTCAAAGATGAAGACGTCATACGTGCTGCCAAAGTTATATACTGCGAAAGTAGCGGTAGACCTACAGTGATAGGAGTTAACAAAGATGGTACGCATGACGTTGGACTCTGGCAATTTAATGACAATACTTGGTCTTGGTTAAAATCTAAACTTGGTATAATAGGTGAACGAACAAATCCAGAAGTTGCTACAAGATACGCAGCTTGGCTAGTCTACAATGATGGCTGGCATCACTGGAACAGTAGTAAACATTGTTGGAAAGGAACTAATGAATAACGAGCAATTCAGTTATTACACAAACAAAAAAATATTAGACGATAGAAAAAATGGCGTATCAGAAATTTATAACTTCCAATGTGAAGACTGTAAGAAAGCATACATTACAGACATAGGTTGGATGCATAAATGTGACGATTGTCATAAAAATTATTTTGAGGATTCAAATGGCTAAAAAGAAACAATCAATAGATATAAATAAAATAAATATATTTAACAGTCCTAAGTTTATGAAAGTATGGGCGCAACAGTTTAGCAAAGCATGCGGTAGTGATACCTTTAATGTAGCACCTGACACAATAAGTCTTAGGGTATTAATGGACAAGTTTGTTAATGATTACAATTGGCATCTTGCACAGTTAGGAGAAGAAGAATGAAAAATAGTTTTACAGATTACAGTAAAAAAATGCGTGATGCATCTGCAGTTACAACTGATGGAGAGTTAAAAGCTAGGTTTAAACACAGAGAAACAGCTGCAAAGTTAAGAGAGTTAGCTTCTACACTAGATACATTTGGAGGTAAAAGGTTTTTAGGTTTAACTAAAGACGATAAAGAAGTCTGGATTTCTTATACAGTTAACAGAGAAACATTAACTATAGACATTAAAGCAACACATAACTTAAAAAATATTGCTAAAAAAGCACCTAAAAGAGTTACTGTAGCTAACGGTGAACATGCACCAGATGATTTAATGACAGCTAGAGGCATAGATACAGGTGCAGTAACAGACAGTACGCTACGTTACATGCAGCAATTACTAGACCTACCACAAGCAGTAGGTACAGTCGATGGCAAGTGTAGTACACAGCTATTTATGTATGTATCTAATGCAATATACGAAGGTAAGTGGGGACTTAGTGATAATAAAGTACGTTGGATAGACGTATTAAAGTCTTGGAACTTCCCAACAGGAAAATACTTTACAATTTATGGATAATGCACCAACATACAGACCTTTACCTAAGTATTTAACTATACAACCTAGTAAAATAGAAGGTTTAGGTCTGTTTACACTTAAAGCTATACGTGATTTAGATACAAGTATAGGTGTAACACACGTATTTATGGACGACAAAGAACAGATAATACGTACACCTTTAGGAGGATTTATAAATCATAGTGATGAACCTAACTGTGAAGTAAGACGACACGAAGGTACTTATGTTAATCATTTGTATCCTATTAAACCTATTAAAGCTAACGAAGAAATCACACTTAAATATACTATGTACAGTATTGATGAGTGATATAGCACAAATACGAGAAGAGGCTTTTAAAAGGGCTGGAAACGCGTGTGAGTGGGCAAATTGTGGCAGTAATAAATGGTTAGAGTTAGCTCATATAAAAGATATAGGTATGGGTGGCAACAAAGCACGTAAATATAATGTAGATAATACAGCTGTATTATGTAAGTGGCATCATGATATATACGATGGACGACAGTCTATGGGTACTAAGGTAGCGTATAGAGAATTGTTAGAAGGTTATTTAGATAGACACTCAGGTGTTACTTAGAACTTCTTTCGTATCCTATACCTTTAACACCAAATCTCATAGCATCTTTTTCTGAAAGATTAGCTTTAACTAACATTGCTTGAGCATATTTATACTTACCTTCTTCAGTAGCTACTTTAGCTTTCTTTAGATACATAAGTCTTTTCTTATTAAACATACTAGACAATGCATAAGATTGGTTCATACGTGACTCAGATTCTTTTTTACCTATGCCTTTATTATCTGGAACTGAATAAGGTAACTGCATTATGGATTTAACTTTGTTCCACGATTTGCAACATTTCTATCTTGCCAAGTTTGTATTCTAGATGCAATATTATTTTTCATTTCATCAGACATTCCACCAGGTCTACGATTACTTCCTGTTTCAGGATAATAAGGTAATTTTTCTGGAACTGCTTTATCAGGTTTTCGTGGATTTCGTGAGTCCTTTATATTTCTTTTTGGAATTTTTTTCATACGTGGATTAGAACCAGCTGTATGTTTAATATTACCAGGTCTTCCTATTGGCATTAGTAATTCAACTTTGTATTTTGATTAGCACGGTTTCTATCTTCCCATACAGGTAATAAAGGTTCTAAAAGTTCTTTCGGTCTGTCTTTTATTAAACCTCCAAAAACAGATAACTGTAACATAGTATGTGCAACACCTACATAATCTTTTATACCAGGTTTTTTCTTAGCTGGTTTTCTTGATGTATACTTATCAACTCTATCAAGTGCATGCATATCACCTCTACCTCTAAGAGTATAATTTAAATCCTTTAAATCTGGACTCTTTAATTTTTTAGGTTTTTTCATTATTTACTCGCTGGTTTTGCTTTAGGACCGATTTGTTTTTTAGCAAACTCTTTTACAACTACTAACGCAGCAGCTCCACCAGATAAGGCGGCTAATTGTACAGCGTTAGCGTCAACACCTACTAAAGGTGCAACAGTTAATGCTGATATAAAAGCTTCTACAAATGTCCATACTGTTTTACTTAATACATCTTTGTATTCTTGGCTCATCTTATAACTCCATGATTCT